AGAAACCATAGAGGGCGAGCCTCTAATGGTGCATAGGGCTATTTTAAGCCCTAAATAAACATTACTACCGTGGCTTGCGGGTAAATACACTAGACAAGACTAGATAGGGCGTAGCTAGCCTTAACGTGGCTTAGAAAGGGTATAGCTTGCGAGACTAGATAGGAGAACAAAATGGAAACAGATAACACAACAGTCGAAACGGTCGAAGCTACAGAAGTAAGCCATGACGTTGATAACAATCAACCGAGCGACTTCCAAGCGCCGCAATCACAGTCAGAACTGGATAGTATTGTTAACAAGGCAGTCCAAACTGCTTTGAAGAATCAAAAAAAGGGCGAAGAAACTCGAGTAAACGAAGCAATCGCCAAAGCTTTACAGAAAGAACAAGACTATTCGAAATTATCTGCTGCTGAGCGTGCGAGCAAGGAATTTGAAGACCAAAAAGCAGAATTTGAAAAGCAAGTAGCACAATTTGAGTTTGAGAAACTCAATATGGCAGTTAAAGAGGACCTCGTCTCAAAAGGTCTACCAGTAGAATTGGCTGATATGTTTAGCCATGCTGAGAACGCCGCTGAGGCTCTTAAAATGGTCGGTACGTTTGAGAAAGTCTTCAACGATGCCGTCGCTAATCAAGTCAAAGCTACTATCCGTCAAAACTCACCTAAAGCCGCAAGTGTTGACGGTGGTCAGACAGATAATTTTGGAGCTCAACTTGCTAAGTCTACGAGCGTTACGGCTGCTCGTTTTATCTAAAGCAGAAAGGAATTTTTAAATGTCAACAACAAAAATCTTTGACACTTCGAACATCGTTCGCTCATTGCCTTACAAGGCAGTAGCGGCAACTGTAGACAAAACTTATGACGGTGTATTGGTAGACGGCAAGAAATACATCAAAGCAGGTACTTTGGTTGCTGGTAAAGACGGCTCAATCTTTGATGATCGCACAAAAGCCGTTGTGGAAAACAAAACAGCACCAGAAGGAATCGTTCTCTACGACGTAGATTTGGCAATCGAGAACGCTGTATCAGTGCTCTATGCTGGCGAGGTTTATAAGAACAAAGTTAACGGTGGGGAGATTGACGACGCTGTTAAGAAAGCTTTGCCACTCGTTAAATTTATCTCTGAGAAATAAAAGGGGGACTATTAAAACATGGGACTTATTTATGATAAGGTAACCGCATCTAACATTGCTGGTTACTTCAATGCATTGCAAGAAAATGTTAACTCGACATTAGGTGAGTCTATTTTCCCAGCACGTAAACAACTTGGAACTAAATTGTCTTACGTCAAGGGAGCGTCTGGTCAAGCTGTCGTTTTGAAAGCCGCTGCATTCGATACTAACGTTACAATCCGTGACCGTGTTAGCGCTGAAATGCACGACGAACAAATGCCATTCTTCAAAGAGGCTATGCTTGTTAAGGAAAATGACCGTCAACAACTTAATCTTGTGAAAGATTCTGGCAACGAAGCGTTGGTTAACACAATCGTAGCCGGCATTTTCAATGACGATGTAACACTCATCAATGGTGCGCGTGCTCGTCTTGAAGCTATGCGCATGCAAGTGCTTGCTACTGGTAAAATTGCATTTACGAGCGGCGGCGTCAACAAAGATATTGACTACGGTGTTAAGACTGAGCACAAGAAACAAGTAACTAAGAGCTGGGCTGAAGCGGACGCTAAACCTCTTGCAGATTTGGAAGAAGCTATCGAAACAGCGCGTGAACTTGGACTTAACCCAGAGCGTGCTGTAATGAACGCTAAAACATTCGGTCTTATCCGTAAGGCAGCATCAACTGTTAAAATCATCAAACCGCTTGCTAATGACGGTGCAGCAGTTACTAAGGCAGAGCTTGAAAATTATATTGCTGACAATTTCGGTGTGTCTATCGTTCTTGAAAATGGAACTTATCGCAACGATAAAGGCGAGGTTTCTAAATTCTTCCCAGACGGACACTTGACACTCATTCCTAACGGTGCTCTTGGTAATACTGTTTTTGGGACAACTCCAGAAGAATCTGACTTGTTCGCTGATAACACTGTTAATGCAGACGTTGAAATCGTCAATAACGGTATCGCAGTGACAACAACTAAGACTACTGATCCAGTCAACGTCCAAACTAAAGTTTCTATGGTAGCATTGCCATCATTCGAACGCCTGGATGATGTTTACATGCTTACTGTAATCCCGGCGGCTTAATAGGTGTCACTATGAATATCGTTTTAAAAGCATTCATGGATAAAACCGACGGCACAGTTTATTACGCCGGTGATCTGTACGACGGCGAGCGTACTGAAGAACTCATTGAGCTAGGGTACGTGCAAGACGACAAACCGAAGAAGACTAGAGCTAAGAAGACTGCTGAATAGCGAGGTATGGCATGAAGACGTTAGATAAAGACCAAATTATTGAAAATGTCTCTGTTGACCTTAACACTAATGACGATGACTTGCTTGAAATTCTGTTAGAGCGTGTCGTTAGCCACTTCAAGGCTGAGTATGGTGTCGAAGAAATCGACAACAAATTGGCATTCATTTTCGAAGATTGTGTAATTAAGCGTTTCAATCGTCGAGGTGCTGAGGGTGCTAAATCTGAGTCAGTGGACGGACACTCAATGTCGTATTATGACAACGAGAATGAGTTTAAACCTTATGATGACATGCTTCAAAGATTGTATGGCAATTCTGGGCAAGCTAGAGAGGGCGAGGTGCTATTTCTATGAGATACGCTGATACTGTAGTGTTAAAATATCACGATAAGACGAACAAACGCTACGACCCCGACTCAGGTCGCATGGTAGGTGGCAAGGAGTGGGCTAGAACGATAGCGTGCAATGTCACTGGTGCCAGCCTTGACTTACAAGCTAAACTAGGAGACCTATTAAATACTAATAGCATCGTCATTAGATTTAGAAGCCCTATAACAGTTGGGATTGACACGATTGAATACAATGGTGGCAAATACAAACCCGTTACTGTGAGGGACTATCTAGCTGGTCGAAACGTCATCTATGCTAACAAGGTAGGCAAATAATGGCGACACTAGAATTTGAAGGCTTGGACGAAATGGCCCAAAGCCTTTTAAGAAACGCCTCACCCGAAAAACGCTTAAAGGTTTTGCGCAAATATGGTGCTAAAGTCAAAGAGGCTGCCATAAACAATGCGCAATTCAAAGGTAAGTACACAACGGGTGCCACTCGTAGAAGTATCACTTTGCAAGCTGGAGGAAATCAAGCAGTTATCGAAGCATTAACTAATTATTCAGGGTATGTTGAAGTGGGAACACGTAAAATGGAAGCGCAACCCTTTATGAAGCCAGCCCTTGAAGAAGTGGTGCCAGATATGGTCGAAGAAATGGCAAGGTGGGACGAAACATGAAACAACCAGATCAGTTACTTCATGACGAAATGTTTCGGATTAGTAGTGAAATGGGGTTTGATACCTATACTTACTTGCCACCCGAAGACGTGGCCTATCCGTTTGTAGTCATGGGTGAAACAAAGGTCTTGCCACAAGCAACTAAATCGCATTTAATTGGGCGTTTATCGTCTACGGTGCATATCTGGGGGCGCGTGGATGACCGAAAATTATTATCAGATATGGCTGGACAGTTAATGTCTAGCTTTTTTGCTATCAAAAATATTGACGGCATGCAATTCTCAGCAGAGGTTAACCAGTCATCAATCGATAGCAATCGAGACAATAGCACGGATGAAGTCTTATACCACTTCATCGTCTATACATATTTTAAATTTGTTTAATTAGGAGGAAGAAATGGCTGAAACTAAAGTCAAAGAAGCCCAACTTGGGAAAGAAAAAATCTTGATGTTCCGTAAATTCGGAGACAAGACAGCAGCAGCTAAGCTTGCTTTGCAAACAGAGCATGAGTGGGAATACTCACGAGATGCAGACACTACAAAAACCAAAGATGGTGCCGTAGTTGCGGACGGCGGTCTTGAAACTAAGCTTTCGATTACTGCCATCGGAACAAAAGACGAACTCAACGAAATGTTGAAGAAATCGGTAGTTGATGGTTACAAAGTCGAAGTTTGGGAAATCGACTTGTCCGACAAGAAGGATAACGGAAAATATGGCGCTCTTTACGCCATCGGGCGCTTGTCTAATTGGAAAGTGCCTGCTAACGTTGAGGAACTTGTGGAAATTGAATCAGAAATGTCAGTAGAAGGTAAACCACAAGCTGGTGAAGCTACATTGACGGCTGAGCAAGTCAAGGAAATTCAATATACATTCCAAGACACTACTGCGATCAATTCCCTCTAATAGTATGTAATTATCTTGAGCCAAGCTGTTTCAGTTTGGCTTTTTATTTTAGAAAAAAATAGGAGTAAACAAACAATGAACACAATCACTATCGATAATAAAGACTACACTTTGACTTACGGCTTCGACTTCATTCGAGAGCTTGACAAACGCTATTCTGTTTCAGACGGTGGTGTTTCGTTTGGTTTCGGTGTACAGCATGCAGTCGTAGACTTGCAGCAAAAAAATCCAGTTATCTTGCTTGACCTCATTCAAGCAGCAACAATTACAGAACGCCAAAAACCGTCTGTTAAAGGGATTGAAGCCTATGTTATTGAAGTAGCTGAGAAAGACCAACTTGACACACTTTTTGAAGATTTTTTATCAGCATTGCGTACGCAGCCTTTGACGAAAGCAACCGTGAAACGAGTGGAAGAAGCAACAGAGTAGCTAAAACCGCAAGTGATAACCAAGATTCAGCTGAAACATACGAGGAATTAATAACTAATGCGATGGCTGATTTTGGTGTGTCATTGCTTGAAGCTCGAAGGATGACACTTAATGAAATGAAACTTCATCAGAAAGCGCATAAGAAGCGCTATCTGAACAAAGAAAGAGAAATCTATCAACTTGCTTATCTCAATCGTTTGGCAAACGCCACGACGAAAGATGGCAAAAAGTATTACTTCGAGAAATTTGACGACTTCTATAATGCTAAAGAACGAGCCCGTGAGGTACTGGGTGAGAAAATCACTAACAGCAAGCTATTAGAACGGGCTAGAAACAATCTTAATTACAAACGAGAAAGAGGGTTGCTAGATGGCAGATAAAACGTTTAATGTACGAGCAATATTAAGTGCTCAAGACAACGGCATGTCTAGCGCACTCAAACGAGCACAGCAAAACGCTGAGAATTTGGGCAAAACTGGCACCAAGTTAGGCTCGGTTTTCAAAAGTGTTTTGGGTGCTAATTTAGTTAGTGCTGGTATTACTAAGGGAATCGGTGCATTGACTAGTGGGGTCAGAGGGCTAGTCGGAGAACTAAACAGCTCTACTAAGGCTTGGAAAACTTTCGACGGAAGTTTAAGTCAGCTTGGTTGGGGGAAATCAGAGATTGCGTCAGCTAAGAAAGCGATGCAAGATTATGCAACACAAACCATCTACTCAGCCTCCGATATGGGGACTACATTCTCCCAAATGGCTGCCATTGGCCGTAAGGATGCTGAAAGCTTGGTAAAGGCTATGGGTGGACTTGCCGCATCAGCTGAAAACCCAAAACAAGCTATGAAAACCTTGAGTCAGCAAATGGTCCAAGCAATGACTAAACCTAAAATTCAATGGCAAGATTTCAAGTTGATGATGGAACAATCACCAGCGGGGATGGCTGCCGTTGCTAGAGAGATGGGCATGTCTCTTGATGACCTCGTAAGCAAGATTCAAAACGGCGAGATTAAGACTGAAGACTTCGCAGAGGCGTTTAAGCGAGCTGGGGACTCTATGCAGCACTTAGCCACTAGATATAAGTCAGTGGATGAGGCTGTCGGGGGACTGTATGAAACGGTCTCTACTAAACTGCAACCAGTTTTTGAAAAACTAAGCGACAAAGCTATTAGAGGAATCGAGGGCATCATTGATACTCTTGGTAAAATCGATGAAGTTTCTGTACAAAGGTTTGCAAATGGCCTTAGTAAAGGGATTGATAAAGCGGTTAAAGGCGTAAGTCAAACCGTGCAAGCTTTTTGGCAAGGTTTCAGCGACACTGGAGCTATTAAAGGGCTTGGAAACGCATTTAGATACATTGCTAGTCAAGTTAAATTGGCTTTTGATAGTATCGACTTTAAAAACCTAACTAAAGGCTTAGGCAGTGCTCTAGGCGATATCACCAACGGCTTGTCAAGGGCTTTAACGATTGCCACTAGATCAGTTAAGAATTACATCAGCTCGTTCGCTGACACTGGGGCATTCAAGGCGTTTAGCTCAGCGCTAGAAGACGTCTGGGGTGCCGTTAAGAAGATTGGCTCATCCATTGCTGACGTGTTCAGTAGCTCTGAAATGCAAACGATTATCTCAGCGTTGGGGACAGCGTTTGGGACACTAGCCAAATGGATATCACAAGCTGCATCAGCGGTTGCTAAATTTGTAAGTAGCCTACCTAAAGGGGTGCTCAACGGCGTTACTAGTGGGATACTAGCAATGGTAGCTGGTTTTATGACTGCAAAAGCTGGTATTTCAGCGGTAGGTGTTGCATTGAAAGGGTTGGACTTCATCAAGAGTCTAAATCCATTCAAGAAATTCGGAGCGGATGCAGCAGAAGGAACAGAACAAGCTGCTAACAGTGCGAGACGTTCTAAATCAACTATCACTCAGCTATTTAGTGGAATGGCTAATGTCATTAAGTCAGCAGGAACTAGTATTTCAACGGCTGCAAAAGGCATCGGAACAGGGCTATCAACTGCTTTTAAAGGATTTGGCCAAGGGCTTAAAGCAGTCTTGCAAGGTTTAAAAGGTGTCAGCTTTTCAACATTGGCAGGTTTGGGGACTTCTGCCGCAATCGCAGCAGTCGGAATCGGGGCCGCTATTGCTATCGTAGTCGCTTCACTCGCTTTACTCGCTACTCAATCCCAAGGCGTTTCGCAAATCCTTGGAGCTTTAGGTGGTGCAATTAGCACTGTTGTCGGAGCTATTGGCGGTGCAATGGGAACCGTTATCGAAGCCTTTGGCACTGCGTTTGGAATCGTTGTTAAGGCAGTCGGTGAAGCTGCGCCGGGGCTAGCCAAACTTTCACCGTTGGTTGAAGCCATCGGAACCGCTCTAGGCAACGCAGCCCCAGCGATTACAGCGTTTGGTAATGCTTGGACGTCTATTTTAGGGACGTTGCCAGCTATCATTGACGCTTTTAGTGGATTGGCTACCGCTCTAGGTTCTGCAATCAGTGCAGTAGCTACCGCAATCACTCCGATTGTCCAAATTATCAGTAACACAATTACGGCAGTAGCCCAAATCATTGCTAACGCTATCGTGGCAATCGCACCAGTGATCTCGAATTGCATTGTCCAAGTTGCTCAAGTAATCGGACAATTTGGCCCACAGATTGCAATGGTTCTACAAGTAATTGTACAAGCTGTTCAAGCAACGGCACCAGTCATTATGACCTTGATTCAAGGGTTTGTGACAGTGGTTCAAACACTTGCACCAGTTATTAGTCAAGTGATTTCTGCAATCGTTACAGTCGTTCAAACTCTTGCACCGATCATTAGCCAAATCATTTCAGCTATTGTGACAGCTATCACTCAAATCGTGCCTATCATTACGGCAATCGGTGGTGTGATTAGTGCTGCATTTAGTGGCATTGCGTCAGTTGTCTCAGCAGCAGGAATGGCAATCGCTACCGCTGCAATGGGTATCGGTACGGCTATTAGTACGGCACTTAGTGGTGTTTCTGGTGTCATTTCCGCTGCTGGTGCTGCTATCGGTGCAGCCTTGCAAGGTATTGCTAGCGTCGTGCAATCAGTCGGTACATCAATCAGTACAGCGGCTCAAGGTATCGGAAACGGTATCAAATCAGCGTTTGAAGGTATTTCAAGCGTGATTACTTCCGCAGGTAGTGCAATCAGTAGTGTATTGAATAGCTTGGCTAATGTCTTCAACTCAATCGGTACGGCTGCTCAGAAAGCAGGGTCTGGATTCAACCAACTTGCGAATGGTGTTGTTAAGATTACCAATACTAACCTTGGAGACATGGCTGCATCTCTTGCAGCGGTTGCCAAAGGTGTCGGTTCGATTGGTAACAACTCAGCGGGGCTTGCAAAAGCTGGTACTGGTATGACTCAACTTGGAAATGGTATGAGCAAGGTGTCTAGTTCAGCGTCTAGCGCTGTATCTGGATTGACTTCGTTCTCAAGTACGATCACAAGCATTCAATCAGCATTCACCAGCTTGCAGTCACTATTGACATCAGCAGGAACAGCGTTCAGCACGTTCTCTAGTCAAGCTAGTCAATCACTTGCTGGGTTAACGGCTATCGTAGGACCTATCACTACATTTAGAGCAGAAGTCATGACACTGGCCCCTGCATTAACGCAAGCGGCAACTGGTCTGACTCAGTTTAGTTCTATTTCAACAACGTTGAGCGCTAGTATGGCTGCAATCACTGCAAGCATGACCATGTTGACTGCTAGCTTAACAAGTTTGGCTAGTCAATTAACTATGATTTCTACCAGCATGACAACAGTGTCAGCTGGGATGACCATGTTTGGCACTGGTATGACTGCGATTGGTACAGCGTTAACTATGCTGAATAGTCAATTTATGATGTTTGCCACATCATTAACACAATTGACAATGCAATTCACAACAGCAGTAATGCCGCTGAATATGTTCAACATGGCACTAACCATGATGGCACCAGCCTTGATGTTAGCATCCACTGGATTCATGCAGTTTAATGCTCAAGTCATGCAATCTGTAACTGGAGTGACTGCTTTATCAACTGCGATTGCTACTATTCCGGCTATTCTTACAGCCGTAGCAAGCACCGCTAACAATGCAGCGTCATCTATCATGCGCATTGCTACTAGCGCACCGCTTATCGCAAGCGCTATGAATAGTGCGGCTGGACAAGTTCAGTCAGCAATGCAGCGAATGGCGCAAGCAGTACAGTCTAGCGGCCAACGTATGATTCAAATGGGGCGCCAAGCAGGGACTCAGACTGGTCGAAATATCGCAAGCGGTATTCAATCAGCGGTTGGGCAAGTAGGCTCAGCAATGGATAGTTTAGTCAATGCAGCGGCTGCCAGAGCTAACGCTGGCGCAGGGCGTATGAGAGCGGCTGGGGCGCAAATCGGTAACGGTTTGGCTCAAGGTATGCTGTCAGCTCTAGGAGCAGTTACAGCGGCAGCTAATGCCCTTGTAGCACAAGCAGAACGAGCAGCGCAAGCAGCGGCCCAAATCCACTCACCATCACGCTTATTCCGTGATAATGTTGGTATCTATATCGGTCAAGGTATGGCTGTTGGTATTGATAAGAGTGTTAAATACGTCAAATCATCAATTGCTGACATGATTGATACTGCTAGCCATTATGCTATCAGCGCCCGCGACCTTTTTGAAGATAACAATATCTTTGATAGCTTCGAAGGTGGCAAGATGCGAGGAAGTATTGATTTGTCAATGGCAGACGATGCCAGAATGGACAGATTAGAGCAAGCGCTTGACCTTATCACTGATCTAGTAGGACGTCCGATTTCTCTTAACATCAACGGCCGTGAGTTTGCTTATGCGGCAGCCGATGACATGAGTAGCTACCAAAAAGCGCAAGAATTTACTTACAAACGAATGAGAGGGCTTGAATAATGGCTTTATTTCAATTTAATGGATATGACCTAAACAACTATTTCAAGCTTATCAAAGTAGAGCATGAGATAGGAAATGAACGGTCTATCTCAACAGATTCAGCGCCATCGATTGGCGTTAATGTTCAACACGTCAATATTGGTGCTAAGAAGATTAAGGTTACAGTCAGTCTAGCCACTAGAGATTTGGCTGATATGACATTTATCGACCCTAATCAACCAGCACCGACTGACAACGGGCAGTTTTACCGAGTTAGGGAAGAAGCTGCTAGAGTGCTACATACCAAAGAGGCGGTTAAGCTCTGTTTACCAACGGAGCCTGACCGCTATTATTTGGCACTTGTTAAAGGTGAGGTCAATCTGAGAGGTATCTCTGATTGGTATGACCAAGCAACGATTGAATTCATCGTACCAGACGGCGTAGCGCATTCGACTACTTACAAGCGTGTTACTGATTTTCGTGAAGATAAAGGGAAAATGATTTTTTCTATCGACAACCAAGGCTCAGAGAATGCCTATCCAATAATCACGCTAAAAGCTAACGCTGATAACGGCTACTATGGATTAGTTAACGAAAAATTCGCATTCGAGGTCGGGAATACCGAAGAAGTAGACGTGGAGCCTTACAAACATTCAGAAATTCTGTTCGATTATGTTTCAAATAATTGGATTGTCAAGGGTCTAGCAGAAGGGAAGAAGAACGTCGGTATCTTAAACGATACACTTCAAAATCTAAATGGGACACTTGGAATTGTCGATGCGTGGGGCAGACCACACCTTGCGTTGACAAATCGGGGTAGTGGTCGAGAAATCAACAACGCCGCATCTCTTACGTGGGATATTCCAGCAGATAGCACAGGAGAACGGGGCTCTATCAATGAGTATATGTGGTGGAGACAGATTTTTTGGGTAAATCCAGCTAATCAAGTTGGTTTTATCAAAATTTCCATTACCGCTGAAAACGGCGAATTTCTGTATGGTGTCGAAACCATCAAACGTGGGAACGGCTTGACTACGGAATACAACCTTTTGACATCTAATGGAATTGGTGGGTATAACATGCACAAACTGGGTACTTTTTGGGCTACTCACAATGCGCATGAAAACCCGTTTAATAAAGACAGCGGGCAATCCGATTTGCAACGTCGGGACGAAGAAATACAAGTGTTTTGGCGTGGTAGCTATCCAAAATTCAAAGTTCCAGAAATCAAAGGCAAAAAGTCAGCTAAAGTACACGTAGCGCTGGGGGCATTCGGTAATGATAGACCGGCGCCAACCCACATGTATTTAGACTCTTTCGTTTATCGAAAAGATTTTGTCAACGGGACGAAGGACATCCCAAACAGATACTCACAAGGGAGCTCGTTAGTGATTAACAGCGAGACGGACATAGTCTATCTCAACAATCTACCTAATTTAGATCAGATTGTTGATGGCTCATTGTGGCCAGTGTTGCCACCGGGACAATCAGAGTTGGAAATTATCCAATCATCGTGGGGCAATAAGAAGCCTAGCGTAACCATTGAATTTGAAGAAAGGTGGATTTAATGTTATTAACCATTCATAACAATAATTTGCAAAAAGTTGCTTATATAGACAACGAGAAGCAAACCACCTTGAATTTTTTTAACGACAAATGGACTCGTTCCCTTGAGTCAGGCACATCTGTATTTGAGTTTTCGGTCTTTAAGAAAAAAATCAAGTCAGATACAGTTGTTGAGAAAGCTTACAAACACTTAAACGAACGCTCATTTGTTAGTTTTCGATACAAAAAGAAGTCATATCTCTTTAATGTGATGAAAATTGAAGAAGATGAGCATATCATCCGATGCTATTGCGAAAACTTGAGTCTTGAGCTCTTGCTTGAATATCAAGGGGCGTACAAGGCAACGAAACCCATGACATTCAAGGAATACTTGGATGAATGGGGCACGTTGGGGTTGTCTAAGGTAAGATTGGGGATCAATCAAATCAAGGACGCTAAGAAAACCCTTGAATGGGAGGGGCAAGAAACTGCCCTTGCTCGTTTGATTTCACTAGCTAAGAATTTTGATGCTGAAATTGAATTTGAAACAAAGTTACAAGCTGATAGTCAACTTGATGAATTTGTTTTAAACGTCTATAAGGCTCACGATGATAAGAATCAAGGTGTCGGACGCAAACGTAGCGATATCGTGATTAAATACGGTAAGAACGTAAAGAGCATTAAACGTAGTATCGATAAAACGAAAATCTACAACGCTGTCAAACCCGTTGGACGCAAAGAGGAAACGAAAGAGAAGACAAGTAAGGTTTCTAACCCAGCTACTAATCAAGTAGCTAGTGGTGGTAAGAAATATACGGGCGGCAATCTTGTATACGCTGGGCACCCATTGAGTGCTAATTTGGTGCAAACCATTTTAAATCTATGTGTTCAGCGCAATCTCTTGCCGTCCGGTGTCCTAGCTCAACTCTATCTTGAGTCTTGGTGGGGTGCATCAAACGTAGCCAAACGGGATAACAACTGGGGTGGTATCACTGGGGGCGCCCAGACTCGCCCTAGTGGTGTTGTTGTTACCACCGGTAGTGCTAGACCCGCTAACGAGGGCGGGACGTATATGCACTACGCCAGCGTTGATGACTACATGAAAGACTACACTTATCTACTAGCAGAGCAGACAAGCGGCGGTCGCAAAATGTACGGAGTTAAAGGCAAGCAGAACATTGAGGAATATACAAAAGGGCTCTTCCGAATCGGTGGGGCTCTTTATGATTATGCTGCCGCCGGATACGCACACTATATCGCTCTTATGCGAGATATCCGAAACGGTATCAACCGAACGAACGGGAATATCTTAGATAAACTTGATGATCTTTGGAGACAACCAAACAACCAAGTTACCCAACCTAATCAACCAGTCACAAGAACGGTCAAGGCTGATAAAGTTATCGCTGTTATCAACGAAATGCACGGCTTAAAAGGACGTCGAGTTGGTAGCGGTCAATGTTACGCATTGGCAGCTTGGTATTCCATGAAATTAGGTGGTCCCGGTCTCGGTGGTGGCGTAACTGGACTATCCGGTTTGATTGGTGCTGGTATGGCAGCGGGCAAGATTGGTACTGACTACGCATGGGACAGATTCGGTTGGAGTGTTGTTAGACCTAGCAACCCCAACCAGCTAAAAGCTGGGGCTATTGCCAACATTAAGCCATACAATGCTTATCAAGGTACATCAGTTTGGGGGCACGTTTCAATTATCGTAGCCAACAACGGCAGCACTGTTACGGTTTTAGAACAAAACTATGCTGGGCGTCAATACGTTGTCCAAAACAGCTACCCAGCAAGTGCTTATCTAGGCGCTATCGAGACGTTATGTTATCCACCAGAGCTAAAAGAAGGCAAAACTGTTGAGGGTAGGACTGAAACAGGTAGCACGCCAAACGTTACAGCGCCAGAAGCAGAAACTAAAGAAGTTTCTGTCAGCACCGTCGAAGTCGTTATCGATCCGAAAAAGAAGCAAGAGTGGAAAAACGAAAAAGGCGAGGTAGAGTTTTACCTTGAGGGTAGCTTGCTATTTGCCCCGATTTCGAAACGTCTCTATCCATCTGTTTTGACTGGTAAGGAGACGAATGACAACTGGATTCGTAAGGATATGGAAGTTGAGACAGATAGCGAAGATGTGCTGATTTCAACAGCGCTGAGAAACTTACGCAAATTCTGTTACCCAGCAATTACTTATGAAGTTGATGGTTTCCTTGATTTAGATATTGGGGACACTGTTAAAATTCAAGACACTGGCTTCTCACCAATGCTTATGCTTGAAGCGCGTGTTAGTGAGCAACAGATTAGTTTTTCTAACCCTGTTGAAAATAAAACAGTTTTCGCTAACTTCCAAGCGCTTCAAAACAAGGTATCTGATAGCTTGTTGACTCGCATGGCTAAATTGGCTGAAAAGGCCGTGCCTTACGAGTTGAAACTTTCAACCGATAATGGGACTACGTTTAAGAATAACGTTGGTCAAAGTGTGTTGAAGGCATCCCTTGAGAGAAACGGCAAGGTTTACCAACCGCTTTTCTTTTACAAAAATGGCGATGCTATCATCGGGACTGGCAATCAGTTAGTTGTTAGACCAACAGATTTTGAAAATACCTTGCAAGTTACGGTTGAAGCCTATCTTGATGATGAGTTAGCAGCTAGCGCAGAGGTTACATTTACCGAGGTCGCTGACGGCGAACGAGGCCCTAAAGGAGACAAAGGTGATAGAGGTAACGACGGTTTACCCGGTAAAAACGGGGTAGGCATCAAGAATACCAATGTCACTTACGGTCTTTCTGATAACGAACAAACCCAACCCGCTAACTGGACAACAAACCCGCCAGCATTGGTTAAAGGTAAGTATCTTTGGACCAAGACAGTTTGGACTTATACTGATGACACTTCTGAAACAGGCTACCAAAAAACCTATATTGCCAAAGATGGTAATAGCGGTAATGATGGTTTGCCGGGCAAAGATGGCGTCGGTATCAAGAAAACCACGATTACTTATGCAGTGGGAACATCTGGAACGACTGCACCAACAAACGGTTGGGACAGTCAAGTACCTAACGTGCCAGCAGGGCAATACCTATGGACCAAGACGGTTTGGACTTATACGGATAATACCAATGAAACGGGCTATTCAGTGTCTAAAATCGGTGAAAAGGGTGAAAAAGGTGACAAGGGCGAACGTGGAGCGCAAGGTGAGCGTGGCCCACAAGGTTTGCAAGGTCCGCAAGGAATCCAAGGAATCCCGGGCGATAAGGGTGCTGATGGTAAAACACAGTATACCCACATCGCTTATGCTGATAACGCAATCGGTGGTGGTTTTAGTCAAACAGATACTAACAAGCCCTTTATCGGTATGTATCAAGATTTCAATGCTATTGATAGTCAAAACCCGCAAGACTACCGCTGGAGCAAGTGGAAGGGTAGCGATGGACGGGACGGCATCCCCGGTAAAGCTGGGGCGGACGGAAGAACACCTTACGTCCATTTCGCTTACGCTGACAGCGCCGATGGTCGAGATGGTTTCAGTTTGACTCAGAATGGAAGCAAGCGCTATTTGGGCGTATGTACCAACTTCAACCAAGCAGACAGCACAAACCCAGCTGATTATGTTTGGAATGATATGGTTGGTAGCGTTTCGGTCGGTGGCGAAAATCTGATCGTTAACTCAGCATTTCCGGATAACCTTGACAATTGGGGTTATTGGGAAGTGTCACAGAAAAACGCTAACTTATCCATTTCAAGCCATGACTTTTACTACAATGGCGCTAGACCATTGTTTTTGCTATCCAGCAAAGAAATGGTGCCAGCGTCTACATTACGTTTCCCGGTAAAACGCAACACTGATTATTCATTCAATATTCAAACGTTTGCCACTGGGAATCTCAAGGGCGTAGATATCTATTTTCTTGGTCGTAAATCAGACGAAACGAATAAGACTTTTTCTAAAGTAGTCAACTTCAAATCGCATACGGGCTCGCCCTCAACTACCGGGGTTGCTAAATGGCACTTAACATTCAATTCTGGCGAATGTGATGAAGGTTTTATCCGTATCGATAACAAAGGGGCAACCAATAACAGTAACTCATTGTTATTCTTTACCGAGCTTGATTGTTACGAAGGCACGACTGACAGGGCGTGGCAGGCGTCCCCTAGAGATTTAGAAAAACAACTAAACAGCAAGGCTGACAGTGCATTGACGCTCGAGCAGATTAATGCGCTTAATGAGAGAGCTGGAATCATTCAAGCTGAGATGGATGCTAAAGCAAGCGCTGAAATCTTGAATAATTGGATTAAAACATACCAAGATTTCGTTAAATCAAACGAAGCTGAGCGTGCCGCGGCTGAGAAAGCTTTGGTTAGCTCAAGTCAGCGGGTGTCAACAATAGCTAAAAATCTAGGCGAGCTGTCTGATCGCTGGAATTTCATCGACACATACATGAGTTCATCGAATGACGGTCTCGTTATTGGTAAGAATGATGGTAGTTCAAGCATGATGTTTAACCCAAACGGACGCATTTCAATGTTCAGCTCTGGGGTTGAAGTAATGTATATCTCACAGGGGGTTATCCACATTGAAAACGGTATTTTCTCGAAGACTATTCAAGTCGGTCGATATCGTGAGGAACAGTACCACATTAACCCAGACATGAATGTCATTCGATATGTAGGAGGATTTTAATTGGCTGAATTTTGGAGTAATAGCGATAGAGGTTTTAGGCTTAGACTTTGGGTTGACCAAGTAAGTCAAGACAAGGCAGCTAACACAAGTCAAGTTAGGTTTCAATTAGCACTGTTAAACACAGCAGCTACATTTACCGGCTACTCATGTAGCGCTTTTATCGACTTTGACGGAAATAGACGTCTAAATTGGTCTGGTAGCCCTAGCGTTTTAGGGGCTAATCAAATAATTCCACTGATTGATGAAACGGTTACTATTCGACACGACGGGGACGGCGCGAGAACGTTCGGGTTTATGGCACAGTTTACTGGTGGTGGCGGGTACAGCCCGAATACGCTAACAGTTAGCGGAATCTCATACAAACTTACTGACATTCCTCGAGGAAGTTCTACAAGCGATATTACAGCCGTTATCGGAAAGCCCGTAACAATCAACATCAACCGCAAGCAGAGCACGTATAGACACTCAATTTGGGTTCGTTTTGGGAATTATGATAAAAAGGTAGCTGGGGATGATATTGAAACAAGCTACACATGGACACCAGAAACAGCTTTGTATGACCAACTTCCAGATAACACTAGCGGTTTCGGAGAGGTAACTATCATTGCTTACGAAAACGGGCGTGAGATGTCAAGGGATATCAAGCGCCTATCGTTAACAGTAGCTGACGACATCAAACCAAAACTATCCGGAATAACACTGACAGATACTAATGCAGTAGCAGGGAATCTCATTACAAGCTCGGTGCACTTCGTTCAAATCATGTCTGATATCAAAGTGACATTCGATGGTGCCACTGGTGTTTACGGTTCAACAATTAAACAATATAGAGCTGAAATTGTTGGGGGTAATCAAGCAGTTAATTCCAACGGTGGCAGTTTTGGAATTATGAATTTCAACGGCCAATTAACCATTAGAGCAACTGTTACTGATAGCCGTGGGCGCACAAGCGCACCGATTGAAAAAACAATTACTATCCTTGAGTATTTCGCACCATCGCTAAAATTCGACGTGACAAGGGTTGGTGCTACATCAAGCACCTTGCAAGTTTTAAGAAATGCTAAAATTGCGCCATTGACGGTTAATGGTGTTCAAAAAAACACCATGAGATTAACCTTTAAGGTGACACCTTACGGTAAGGAGACTTACACAACAGACACCGGTCCTGCCTCTGGGGATTGGGCTGGTGTTTCAAGTTTAGTCAATTCCTCCGCTAATTTAGCGGGTGTATATGCTGCTAATCAGTCGTGGGAAATCTTAGCTGTTTTAGAAGACAAATTCACTGATGCAAGTTTCAAGGCGCCTGTTCCCGTTGAGAGCGTGGCGCTTTCTTACGATCAATCTGGACTCGGTGTTGCAAAAGTTCGTGAGCGTGGGGCTCTTGATGTTGCGGGCGATATCTACGCTAACAATAGTCAAATTCAGCAATATCAATTAACCAGCAATAACGGCGCCCCAAAATGGATAGATGGGAAACCTAACGTAACCAACGCTAACTATCTTGACCAGCCCGGACAGTATTACATTGACAGGTCAGCGCCCGGCAACCCTAATGGTCAGTGGGGTTATCTATTCCATTACAGCAACTACGGTAAAAACACAGATGGCTACAAAGAGGCTATCCAGATTTTTTGGGGCAACAATGGGCAATTGTTTTTCAGACACCATCGATGGTCGAAAAAAATCGACGATTGGGAGCCATGGAAAGAGTTCGCTAGGAATGAAAACACAAATCTAATCAACACTGGATGGAAACCCGCTGGAGTTGAAGGAAGTTTCTATAAACGCGTTGGAGATGTGTTGACAGTTAAATATAATTTCACTGGAAACGGCAGCGATATGACCATAGCCAAGCTACCGCCAGAAGTGCTAACAGCGCCGCAAGCGTACATGCTTACAATTTCTGGCTGGTCTATCGGTACCAATACAGATGCTCACGTCCAAATCAATAAGGACAGTAGCAATATTGCAGTTTTGGCCACTAGCAAAGATACAACATATCTTGGTCAACTAACAATCATGCTTTAAATAGAAAGGTTAATCTATGAAATTTGAATACGCTTCGAAATCTCAAGAATACGACGCAAGCGGTGCAGCGTCCGCCACCAAAGTAATTTTAAAAAACACTGACGGGGCTATCATCCCCGTTTTTTTACCGCCCGAAAGCATTGATTTATCAAACACCGAGCTACTAAACGCAGCACTTGAGGTAATCTACCAAGAGAATTTCCCACAGCGTGCTGAGACAGAGAAGTTTAATTTGCTAGGTGAAAAAATCGATGAATATAACACACTCAATGAAAAAGCCGCTGAAACCATCGCTAAGATGGAAGCGCAAATGACGAAACAGCAAGAGCAATCGAAGACAGCACAGCTTACACTAATCAACGTCATTTCTAAACTGTACGAGAAAGAGGTACTAACTGATGAAGATTTGGCTGAAACGTCTATCGGTGAAACTAAAGATAACTAAAGAAGTAATAGAAAGAGAAAAAGATATGATGGCTAAATTATTTGCAATCAACATTGTCGCAGGGTATTACCCATTCGCAAAAGTTCCTAAAGTTTTGAAACCAAAAGTAAAAGAGCAAATCGCTCTTATGGTTGAGGATGACGAGCTCTTGGCTCAATTGACAAAAGAATAGTTAAAAGAGGTGTTGCTCATTGAATGTTTCAGATTTAATCGCTCACCTTGCCCCAACCGTGGGTGTGGTAGCGACGGGCTGGTTTGGGATGAAAGCTAGTAAATCAGCGAACTTAAACAAAGAGCAGTTTAGTGAGTTAAAAGGGGAATTAAACACTATTCAAGAATCCGTTGAAGTCGTTCAAGAATTAGGAAAATTCAACGGCGAGAAAATCAACGAGTTAAACGACAAGCTGGTAGTGCATGATGAAGCGCATTTGGTAACTATGTATCTACGCCTTGAGCGTGACATTAACAAAGAATTAGAGCGTGGATATACCACTGTTCACAATTCCGATGTAATTCACAAAATGCACAGTAGCTATAAAAAATTAGGTGGCAATGGGTACATTGATGCCCTTTATAAAAAATACATTAATTTAGAAGTGAGGAATTAACATGAAAATCAATTGGTCTATTCGCTTTAAAAACCGTGCATTCGTAACACGTTTTGCACTTGCCTTGGTATTGCCAGTTTTGGCTTATTTTGGCATCAAATTTGAAGATATCACTAGCTGGGGCGCATTGTTTGGGTTGTTTGGAAAATTCTTGTCTAATCCATATTTGGTAGGATTGACGGTAGTTAATGCCTTGAATATGTTGCCAGATCCAACAACGAAAGGTCTTAGCGATAGCGAACGAGCGTTATCATACACTAAACCTTATGAGGACTAGCTTATGACAAAGCTCATGACCTCTATCAACCAGATTGAAGGGGGTGACATTCTCAAGAGTGGGGATGTTACTTCCTTGTTTGGTTTTGAAATTCTAGGGGCTGATGGCAAACGCATGGAACTGTCCGGCACTGGTAAGCTCACGCTGTCAAACGACGAAACGGTGGCACTCTATCAAGATGTTACCGTTGAAAATGGGCGTTTTTCATTCTCAATGGGGAACGTGGTAGCTACTGGCACTTACTACCTTGAGATTAAATTAGATGGACATATTTTCCCGTCTAATAATTTCAAGGTGAAAGTTAAGAGTTCGCTTAACATTGATAGTGCTATTCCATCGGACAAAGGCCCTAAGTTAAAGTTACTAGCGGATGAATTGCGAGAGTCCGGAATGATTACTGGTGGCAGTGATATCACGGAAGACCTCGTAAATGTCTATAATCTAGCTAAAATTTGAAAGGAAAACATAAATGAGTAAATTACACGATTTTGCCCAAGCGGTCGGAGCAGATATCAAAGAAATTAAAACAACCCTAGCAGGCAAAGCCGATAAGGGTTCGGAAGGTATCACTGAAGAACGCTTGACGCAAGCAATTAACCAAGCTAAGACTGATATTATCGGTGGAGCGCCAGGAGAATTAGATACACTCAAAGAAATCGCTGATAAAATCAGTGCAGCTGGTGGCAATACTGACGGCGGTATCATCTCGAAAATGACCGAGCTTGGCACTCGTATTGATACTATCGAGCAAGAAGACCTTGTGAGCGTTTATAACACAGCGAAAGCGTGAGCCTATGAGTAAGTTCACAGAATTTGCTCAAGCGGTCGGGAGCGATATCAAGGAAATTAAAGACAAACAATCTTCATCATTGACTGTCAGCCAAGCGTATGGACTGTTTCCGACATATAACAACTTTTTCCTACAAGTTATGGAACAAAATAAATTTGCGGCAGACCCACTTGTAACAAAATCTCAATTACCTACAAACGAAATTGACACTTTAAAACAGAAGGTCGAAGAGTTGGAGAGAACTATCTCGGAGATTAAACAAGCTATTCAAAAATAATTATAAGAAAGGAGACCTATGACATCAAAAACACAGTTATTAAACACGCTTGAGAGCCTAGTGAATCAACGTGTCACTGTTCCTACCAACCCTTATGGCGGGCAATGTGCAGCTTTGATTGACTACGTTTTACAGTATGTAGGTTTATTCAACCTTGATTTCAGCTACATGAATGCGATTGATGGCTTAAATCGTGCTGAAAATCTAGGACTTAAAGTCACACGTTTTAACGGTGCAAACAATCCACCAGTAGGCAGTGTGTGGGTAACTAACTGCTTGCCATACCATCAATTTGGGCATATTGGCTTTGTGGTCGCAGAAAACCCAGACGGAACAGTTACCACAGTCGAACAGAATATTGACGGCAACGGTGACGCCCTCTATAATGGCGGGTGGACTCGCAAGGTTACTAGAAATCTCGATAGTGCTGGTAATTTCAGCTATGTTGACTGGTCAGCACCAAGTCAGCAAATGGTCGGATGGTTTGAATTGCCATTCGATGGCATGACTGAAAATGCCTATTTTATCGATGTGTCAGCGTATCAACCGGGAGACTTGACTGGTATCTGTCAAGCGTCCGGCACTAATAACACGGTTATCAAAGTTACTGAGGGTGTGGGTTGGGTTAGTCCAGTAGCCGCTCAACAAACTAACACAAGTAATTGTATTGGTTACTACCACTTTGCCCGATTTGGTGGAGATGTAGCAACGGCGCAAGCTGAAGCTAACTACTTTATCAGCAATCTGCCATCACACCCACGTTATTTAGTGTGTGATTATGAAGATGGCGCTAGCGGTGATAAACAAGCGAATACTAATGCAGTATTGGCATTTATGGGTATCTGTAAGGCGAATGGTTTCGAGCCTATCTATTACAGTTACAAGCCATATACACTGGCTAATGTGTATGTAGATCAAATCACTGCACGCTATCCAAACAGCCTATGGATTGCGGCCTATCCAGATTATGAGGTACGCCCCGAACCTTATTGGGGTGTGTATCCAAACATGGAACATACACGCTGGTGGCAGTTTACATCAACCGGACTAGCTGGTGGATTGGATAAGAACGTAGTCGTTATTAACGATGGTGATAGTTTAGTAAATCAGAAAGAGGAAGAAGAAAATATGGATTATGTATTGCGTAGCGAAAGCGGAAGCCAAGGATATCTTGGTGTAGTTAATGGTCGTGTGTTTGGTATTGGCTCAATGGGAACAGTAGACGCTCTACGTTCAGCGGGAGCTAAACACTTGACGTTGCCAGACGATGATTTTGACCGTTTCTTGAATAGTCAATCAAACGACACAGCAGCAGTCTCTAAGGCAATCAATGAAGCTAGTGCATCAGTAGTTAAGGCTATTGAAGAACGAGCACAAGCCACACAAGGCCAAACTGGTAAATAATTAGACCACGAAAACTATAAAATAAAAAAGGAGTATATCACCTCCCCACACACTGCAATAGGGATACCATGGCAGTAATGGTCGAAGCCTCAGCGTCTTGCTGGGGCTTTTTTTGTGTTATAATATACCTACAGCAAAAATGAGATTTTGAAAAGAAAAGTGTCAGTAACTCTACGGGGTCTGATGCGCAAACAATCTCTATTTTTTGACTGTTCCAAAGACTGATTGAGTTCAGCGCCATGTAAGCTATGTGCACGTAGCCCGATGGAATTTCTGAAAAGGATTGTTTCGACAGTCCTTTTTGTGTTATAATGATATTGGTTTTGAGAATAGCCTTCATAGGTAGACGCCGCCCTTTATGGGCGGTTTTTTATTTTGTGCATAGCATTAGACATTTAATCTAAATAGAGGCACACTATAGATGTACTTTAGGCGATTACGTGCCGAGTGTTTTTGTTTTTTTCTATTGTCGCTTGGTAGTCTATGCTGCCAAGTCTTTTTATGAAAAAAGGGGCAAATAAGGGGCAATAAGTGTAAACTTTAGTAACTTTATGTGAGTTTTGCCGTCTACATCTTACACGCATATATCCTTATTTAATAGGTTTTCTTCCTATTATATACTTATCTAAAAATCAATTAACTTTCCCGCACAGTAAAATAATTTAAGTAGAACTTAAATTGAAAGAAGGTCTTTGGATCTTCTTTTTTTGGCTCTATAATCGATTTAGTAGGTTAAACTATTGAAGAG